CAAATTGACCGTAAACGCTGTAATCATAGAGCTTGCCAAAGTTGTTAACCTCAGGATCTTGAAACAAAATACCCTTTTGATTAATATCATTCTGATCGGTTGTGGTTTTACCCATAACAAACAATTCATACGTCATTTTGGCATTGTCTTTTTTGTAAAAAGCATTTTCAATGGTGAAATTAGCCATCGAAACACTTACTGGATGCCAAGCGTCTGCTTCAACGCTTTTCAAATCGGCCATAGTAGCGGCCTGATTATCCCCCTTACTTGTCGAGGCGTCATTTATGACTGGCGCAATACTAAATGTCTGTGCAGCTGTAAATGTTTGAGCCTGTCCTGTTCGTGCTAAATCAGACGGTAAACTGCTTGCGAGAAGCAGTGGATTGTGGTTGACCGTTGGGGTGGTGTCGAAGTTGTTTGCTCCAGATAGGTGGGCGACTTTGGAATCATCAGCTGGTGCAATAATGTTTCCATCAGGCATCAACATTTTTCCATCTAAGCCGATTCTTAAAACTAAAGTCCATGGATACCATTCAAGAGGATTACCACTTTCAGTTCTAAATATTACCAAATCTCCATGAACAGAAGTACATTTAGCAAGTTGTGTCGTCATTTCATCTTGTATAGTAACTCTTAATGTCCCCCAATGGACATCAACATCTATAAAGTTAACAAACGAATGACCACCCAGCACGTATATTCCTTCCTGAGTGATAGTATTCAAATCTGTTCCATTTGCTATTTCTCCTCTATTAATTGCCGTTGGGACATCTTCCAGTCCAGCAACATCACTAGCCGGTTTGCGCATATCAGCTACATTAACTTTTTTATCCAGTTGCTGATTAACGTCAACTGTCTTGGCGTATGCATTCCACTCACTCCAAACATTGGTTGTAGAATTGAAATAGCGAGTTGATCGAATACTGTTAATTGTGTCATCTAAAGTTTGCACGATTGGCACCGTCTTATCTCCGCTACCAATCGTGGTCAAATAGCCGGTTCCCGAAAAACCACTTGGAGCATTTAACACAGTCGTATCGTTGATAATTCTGGTAATGCCGATATCTAAAATGGTATCGAAATCAATGCCTGTCGAAGCTGTGTCATTTGGATAAACCAAATATTTTCCCAGTGATTGTGAAATCATTTGCTGAACATCTTCACGAGATAGAGTGCCACTGTCTGAAACCATAATGGTTACTTGTGTACCACGCACAATATCGGTGTATAAATCCAAGTAGATCGAAGCAGTTGCCGAATTATTTTCTTTAGCAATCATCGTTGCTCCGGCAGTTAATGGAATAACACTGAATAATACCTCTTGATTGGTTGAATTTTGTTTGGCATAGAGACCGACACCATAGTAAACATAGTCTTCATTCACATCACTGTTATCAATGGTTACTCCTAGCCGAGACTTGTTGTCTTGTGTTGCAATGGCTTTAGGTGTTCGCGATTGTTTATAGTTAACACTAGTTAATGCTTGTAATTGAGAAACCGAATTACCGGTAATATCATCTGTAATCGTCACTGCTTTAGTAAAGGTAATTGCACTGATTCCTAAAGCTTGGTTCATCATGGTTAATGCTTGATTGGTTAGCGTATTTTTACCCCAAGTTGCTGGCATTAGTTAATCCCTCGATTCTGTATAATAAAACGGCTTTGAGTCACTACCGCATTTCCAACATATAGGCTTTGCTCATCAATTTGGTTAAATTCAGTTCCATTAATTCGAGTTGTCGCCTCTGCTGACCTTGCCAGTTGCTCCGTCAGAAATCGTACGGCGTTTGGATCGCTGGCATATCGAAATGGTAAGCCGGCAATGTTGATTGTTCTTGCTTCGCCACCGGTTTGCCACGGTTGGACAATGTGCACATCAGAATATTGACATCCCAAAATATAAGACACAGCCTTAATGATCGAATCTGACGTGCCGTCTGCGGTCGCCGCAATCATCGCCGCTCGAATTTTAAACTTGTAATAATCATCGGTTGCTCCAGCCCGATAAACACCGAACTGTTCACCAAAATAATCAAGCGCTTTACCGGTTAAATACTCCAGCGAATGGAAAACATTCATCTTCTCTAGAGCAATATCATAATCTTTAGAGCGCGATAAGATAGCATCCATCAACTCATAAAACTTACTTCCATACTCTTGATTAGTTAGGCGACTCATCTTGCTCAGCATTGTGGGAGTATCGTCCATTTCAATCAAGTTATCATCATGCTTAATATCAGCCATTGGTTGTTGTCACCTCGATCTCATCAGCATTAACTACTGGCGCTTGGGTAATCCCTAAAGTGACATCGGTGGCTGCTAACTTTGTTTTATCCAAGCCCATCTGAACCGTAAACGAATCAATTCCGGGCACTTGGGCTAGAGCACCATAGACTGAACTGATATAAACTGGCCGTCCCATGTGTAGGCTGTTTACGTAGTTCTGTAAAGCGTTCAGCACATCGTCGGTACCACTATCAGCATTCCAGTTACTATTTGCCTTAACGGTAATCGCAAAGTAAATCGGGACTTCTGTTGCTCGATTAAAATAGATTGTTTCGGGCGTACCAGCGATATCATAGGCAATTGCCGATAAGCTGCCGAATGTTTGAGTACCGGCACCTTTTGCTTTCCGCACGGCATTGGCAATATCCTGATCTGTGCCACCATAGACAACAATTTGAAGTGCGTGCGCTGGTGTACCGTTAGCGTCCGTGACGCCGCTAGTATTATTATCAATATACTTGTCGCGAATCCCGTTCACACTGTCCAAGGCGGTATAGATACCATCAATCGTTGAGCCGATGTTAGCAACGTTGGTTTCTAAAATTCGTTGACGCAATGAATCATCTGTTTCTTCATCAGCACCCCCAACCGCTGGCTGTGGATTATCTACAGTATCAACGCCATCAACCGGTGTCGCAAACTCGGTTATCGTGTGCGCTTGCACATTGGTATCACTCGAATAATCTTCTGAAACTACCGACGCAGTGGCTGTAAACGTACCATCGCCATCGTCGTCAGACAGTACGGTATCTTCAACTAAAACAAAGTAAGCACCATCGTCAGTCATGAGTTCGGTAGTTCCACCCTCAAGTAGCACCGCACTTGTACCGGTAATGTTTACCGTTGCATTTGCTTGTTGCGACTGGTTACGAAAAATCCCTCGATTATAAGCTAAGTAATCGAGAGAAACGCCTTCGGCAAACTGCACGTAAGCATTCAGCCAGACTTGTTGCTGCTTTTGATTTTCTTTCCAGTTATTATAAGCAATTGCTCGAATTAAGCGACCATACGTAGACTGTGGAGCAATATTAATATCATCACCCAAAAACTTTTTGAAAATAGTGGTTTGCTTACCAATTTCTTCGGTGAAACTTTCAACATAATAACCAGTATCATCAAATGCCACTGCTATCACCTACCGTTAATTTCAAATTACCTTGATCATCATACTGATTACCAGAGTCTTGAATCTCCGAGGAATGAACGTTCGCAGAAATGACGCTACTCCGTTGGGAAAGATCGTGAGCGATTTCTATACCGTCAACTGCGTCTATTCGAGGCTCCTGATTCATCAATGTGTCTGAAATATCCTGGGCGGCATAATTATCGTCATAAGCTTTCCCTAAAATGTTGTCTAACGATAAGCCACAATCGGGTGCTATTTCATCCATCTCGCCTTGCTCAATTCCCAATAGCTCGGCACAAGACTGCATCAATTCATCAGTACCGGAAACTTCAACTAAATCATGTGTTAAATCATCCTGAGCTACATCTCCAGATGATGTAATCATTAAATCTCGCAAACTTACCACCCCCTAATTAATTGCAACGACAATTGCATCGTTTAGATCATGTTCCCGTGGATCTTCTTCACGCCCAAAATAACCTTTGCCAACTTCATAACCATCTAAACAATAGTCATGCATAATCATCGTTACTTCAGTGCCCGGAACCAGCCGTTTAGGCGGTGGCGTTATTTTCATGATTCCGGCCCCATCTTTGGGACAGATAGGAGTTAAATAATCAGCCATATGATCCCACACTTCATCAACCCAATAAATGCTAAACGGAACAGTTACATCATTGATAATTCCCATCTTGTCGCCTGACAAGTCTTCAGGGAGCGGCTGAATATCTGCCAAGTGATGTGCCTTATCGTATTTCACAATTTTACCGACTAAGCAATTGTGATTATCACGAGAAGCCGCTTCAGCAATCGCTTGAGCAGCCTTTTTATAAGGATTTGTAATTTTTGTCAATTTAAACACCTCATTTAGCAACGGCACCATCAACCGTCATTGTCGGCTGCGTGCCGTCAAAACTATAAGTGCCACTTTGAGCAATTAGTGTCTTTTTAATAAAATCACCACGAACCTCGTACGTACTGTGTACAGAAATCTGTGGCAACAGATAGGATGAAGATTCGTATAGTTGTTCGCCTGAGTCGGAATCATCCGAATAGGATGGTTCACTTAACAACCCTGATGTGTAATCCAGAATAATGTGAGTCTTCTTACTCTTTTTAAGATCATCAATCTTAAGCTTGTCTCGATCATAGAACATCTTACTTTTGCATCGTTTGACCAATTTATTAATCGCATCCAATGGCTTACCGGAAACGGTGTAACCTTTTTTAAACGGTTTATCTTCAGCTAACTTCGTGGATGAAATTTTTATACCAGATTCCTTAGCAATCTTTTTAATCGCAACCGAAGGCTTAACCCCTTTTTTAAACGACAAGTTAGTGTATACCTTTTTCTTAACGGTGTAACGGGTTCGCTTAATTTTGGTTTTGCCGGCAATATGCACATGGCCTTCTTTATAATGACCAACCTTTTTACCATCCTCATCGGAATAGTAATGAATTCTCCGCTTAACAGTTTTGCCTTTAACTTTAACTTTTACTCGCTTATAGTGGCCAACTTTCTTAGTTTTTTCTTTCTGAATAGATTTAGCTGAAATATTACTGAAATCTTGACCCGCAGAGAAAGTAATTGGAACGGTTGTTGTCACACCATCGTATTGAATCGGCTCAACCGACTTAATCTTGCCCGCTCCAATTAACATTTTTCCAAAAGCTTCGTAAGAGATATAAAAGGCAATCTGATTTTTGGCTTTTAGATAATTTCTTATGGATTGATTGGTGTTAATAAACGATGCGTCTGATTCTGGCGGCGTGGCGTCCATGTTGAAGTTAATGTCAAACGTAAATAATAGATCCGAACCGGGTCGCAGGTTGTTTTCCAATTCTAAAGTTTTGCCATCAGTCGTTTTTATTGTGCAATATAGCACTGGAAATCGTAGTAAATTACTCATCACTATCACTCTCTAAATCAATATCCGTATCGTCATCTGTATCAGCATTGCTTGTGTCATTGGTTTCTGCAACCGGTGTATCAAAGCCAGATCCATCAGCTGGCCGATCATCAAACGTTAGCTTGACGGTATCACCAAAGTTATCACCATTACACTCGATCTCTTGTCCTGATTCGTCCATTGGTACCAAGTCTTCAATCGGATAGTCGTTAGAATTAAGAGAGGCAAATAATCGTTGATTAATTACGAGTTTCTCGCCATTAACTAAGGCGTTGCCCTCAGCATCCCACAAACGAGCTGTCAAAAAATTGGCAAACTTGTTTAAATCTATTTCCATGCGATAGGCACGTCCGCCAAGAACGACATCAAACGGATTACCGTAATCATCTTCACTCACGTCTACAGTATCTAATAACGCCATTTAACCACCTCCTAGGAAACTCGAATCTTAACGCCTACCGGCAAAACATTAACTGCCGACTTATAAGAATTCATCGAAATTAGTTTTGCAATTGTTGTGTTGTAATCATCCGCCAAACTAGCGTAAGTCGTCCCAAGTTTAGTCGTGACATACTTCTTTGCCGTTGGTTTGTTGTTTGTCTTGCTCTTCGTACCACTGCTGGCACTTTTACCGCTAGTTTTTAATTCCGACCAGTCAATGAATTGCAAGCCGAACGTAATGGTTAAAGCCGTCTCGTCTTTGTTGTATTCACGGTGAAGTGCTGTAAACAAACAATGCTTGTAGTAAATGCGTCCTTTATAGGTCATCTCACAACCTTCAGCTTTCCACTTCAACAATTGATTAAACGCCGTTCGCTGTTGCGCGTCTGTCCCCATAATTCGGGCGGTAATCGAGATATCTTTCTCGGTTTGCTGTGAATGGGTGGCAGTCGGTTCACCTTTGGGTAAGGCGTTCGGTGTAACTTGCACTGTATTATCTTCGGATTCTGGCACTGACGACATGAACACAATCGCACTACTATGGCCATCGGTACGATAAAGCATCATATGGCCGGTATTAAACTTGGGCTTGTTGTTCGCAATTTTACCAGCTATCTTGTTCTTATTTGCCTGAACTTTGGCAGCAGTAGAACGTTTCGCCAGAGTTGCTTTTTCAGCTTTAACTTTGGCAGCATATTTTTTATGCGCCGCAATATGAGCTTTCTGTGAACCTTTATAGGTCTCAATCATCCGCCCTAGTGTCGCTTTATCACTACCGGAAGCCTTATCATACTTAGCTTGTAAAACTTTAGTCTGTACGCCGATGAGATAGGAACGATTCCCCTCATGTTGAGCACGCAGGCTATTGTGTTTAATTGCACTCTTTAATTGTTTGGTATTCAAATATGTGGTTTTAGCAGCCATCACTTAGTTCCCCCAAACTGATCAATAATTTGGCGCGCCATATTCTGACGTTCCCGTTTAAGCGCGTTTTTAATCATCTTAGTAATTGTGCGTTCATTTAACTCAACGCCAGTACCAATATTGAATTCAAATTTATCATGCGTTTCAATGTGGAAAGTTGGTTCAGTTTTAGCAACGTGACGATAACTAGCAGCTGAAACCGCTGGCTTCTTGATAACTCGTTCGAGTTCTCTTAGCATTTTACCAACGCTCAAAGAAGCTTTCATCATGTTGGTTGCCATCACCGCAGTGTCTTTAGCTGTAAATACTCGCCCGGAAACGTTTGGCATAAAGAGTTCGGCACCTTTTTCACCAACAATTGAAGCCTTGTTAGTTTGAGGAATACCACCCTTTGCAAATCTACGATTACCTGATGGTGCCCAGCCACCATTCCACCGGAGATCAGACCAAAGATTAGAATCATTAAATAACGCTAGAATCTGATCATATCCATTAGCTCGGTTAGTATGCCCTTTCAAGGCATAACGCTTAAAGGTTGTACCAATGAATTGGAATAATCCTCTTGCTGGATCACGGTTGGTATTAATGTCAGTGTATCCGTGTTGCCAAACAGTTGGGTCGCCTTGTGATTCATGTGTCATTGTATTAAGCACACGTTTTAACCTGTCTGAAGTCAGATCAACGTGCATCGCTTTAGCACCTTTTTTAATTAATGGAATCCAGCGATTTACACCAGCACCACCGATATTTCCGGCACCACCTGCTTCAACGTTGCTGTCTTCTAAGTGCTTGCCTACCCACTTAAGTTGTGGTGCGATCTCTTTGGCGACTAGCTTAGATAATGCACTGCTGTGCTTGGTGTTAGCTTTCTTATTACCATTAGAATGACCGTGCATCCTAGTCACATCAAACCAGCCGTTATGCGAATAGCCCCCATGATTCCAAAGTGAACCTTTAGAAACACCAACGTGGACATGAATTTCGTGACCAGCTAAGTGTCCCAAAGTAGCAATTGCTTGACCAGTTTTTATTTGGTCACCGGTGTGAACTTTAATATTTTTGTTAGTTCCAAACTCTTGGTAGATTTCTTGATAACCGTCATCACTTTTGACCGTGATAATGCTACCTAAATCTTTGTAATCATTCCATGGGTCACTTGCCCCAGTTCGTGTAACTGTTCCGCCATGGACAGCACGAATAGATGAACCAGCTGCTCCAGAAAAATCAACGCCATCATGGATTCCTTTACCACGACGAGCATTAAAACCATTTGATTCAGCCAATCCCGGTGTATGTCTCCAGTTACCACCGACACCACCTGCGCCACCACTACGAGCATCTTTCATTTGCTTCCAAACTTCATCGGCCCATGGGTTGCCATATTTGCCATATGCACCCTTAGCTGTGTTGGTAGCGCCCTTTGATAAATCTGTACCATGCAATTTAATATTGACGGTCATATTCTTCTTAAGCCAACCGCTAGGGTCTTTCGCGCTTGAACTAATCAGCTTCTTCAGGAATGCATTAGATACGCCTGAACCTTTGGCATAGTGAGTAATACCACGAGCCTGCGATAGACGTTGCATTTGTGTGCCATTCAGTACGGCATCCCCACGCTTTAGTCCGATCACGCGATTCTTACCCTGCGGTGCGTATAGACTGTTGCCACGGATGATACCTTCTTGACGAGGCCCAGACTCGGCATCGTTAACCATTGCAATTTGATCTTCGCTTAATTGACCGTTCGAGCCCTGAGCATAATGAATCGGGTTGATAACAGAATTATTGCCGCCAAATTGTCCTAATGACTTATCGATACCCTTAATCCCGTTATTCAGCTGATTAATTGTGTTAGACATCGCTTTATGAGCGTAATTATCCATTCGACCAAGTGCATGACCGAATCCAGTAGCCGTATCATCAGCCGCATTCGTGACACCCTTGCGAACTTGATTCATTTGACCTTGAACGCCCTTTTGCATAGAGTCAAAGTCTTTTACTGAAGTCTTACGAATGTTGTTCGTGTAGTCGCCAGTCTTGGTATAAATATTGGACCATTGAGAACGGTTTTGCTTGGATAATTGCGATAACTGAATGACGCTACCCTTTTGAGTAGCGTCATAATCGTCAACCGTATTCTTTTTGATCTTCTTGGTCGACTTGGCAGTGTCAGAATAAGTTTTGTCCCAAATCCTTTTGGACTTCTTACTGAACTTATCAATTGAACCATTTGCTTTTGAAGTTCCTAAGCCGGTTGTGCCGTTGGCATAGCCAGGTAGTGATTGCCCATAACTACCAGACAAAACTCTTTTGGTAGCTTGAGCATTCAAAATATGTTCCCCAGGCTTTAAATGTGCCAGTTGTGGCCCATTAACACCTAATAAGCGAGCTTTTCGACCACGAACCGTGTAAGCCAGTTCCAGTCCACCTTCACCAACCAGTGCAGTTTGAG